TCCCATGATCTTGATCGACTCATCGGCGTAGCGGATGGAAGGGCCACAAACGAAGTGACACTGCGGCCCGTACTGCCCCCCCCGCTGTATGTGCGGGCAGTTAAACCGTAACCCGAGGGGGCAAGCCTTGGCCCCAAACTGCGGCTTTCGAAACCTTGCCGCCTCAGCAAATCGGGGACGCTCACACGCCCGCTTGAGTTCGACGCGCACGTCGTCGATATCCCTCTTTTTGTGCATCGCGACGAGGAACCTGGCTTGTACCAATGCTTTCGCCGTTTCTGCCGCCGCCGTCGATGCCACCTCCCCGGAATTCCAAAGCTCAACTCCCTCGAAGCTTTCCTTCCTCGACACGTTCTTTTCGTCGTTCATTTTGATTGCTCCTTTCCTACTCCGAAAACGGTGCGGCAGTTGACACCGGCGCACGTGTGATAGTACCCGCAATACTTCTGGCCGCAGATCCACGGCCGAGGGTCCTGCCCGGCGGCGTAGGGGAAGACACCCTTCTCTATCGCATCAGAGACGCGCTCCAGGACGCGGAGTAGGGCGTTAAAATCGTCCGGCGTCCTGGTCGTTTCACGAATGACAGCCTTCGGTGTTTTCAATTTCACGAGGTAGCCGAACCGAAACGTGGGCTCGATTCCGTCGAGAACCCTTTTGGCAAACGAGTAGATTGTCGCCTGCCCGCTCTGGTGCTCCGCGCCGACAGCCGGAGACTTCGCGGCCGTTTTCCAGTCGTAAATCACATCGCCCTCGTCACAGTCGATTGTGCCGCCGAGGTTGACGGGGAAGTTATTCAGCTCAAGAACCCACTTCCTTTCGACGGCGACCGGCTTCACGGCCGGGGCTATTTCGGCGTGATGAAGCGTGGCGAGGTTCACGGCAAGATCGATTGTCCCGTCGCGCACGCGGTCCTTCCCGAGGCTCTTTTCGTCCGGCTGGAGCAGGTAGTCTCCGGCGGTGAAATGCCCCGCTACGTAGTCTCTCGCGACGGCCTGGACGTCCTCAGAGGTGGCGAGTTCCCCGGTCTCAATCTTGTGGCCGAGGTCTTTTTCTGCCGACTTGTGGACGCTGCTCCCGGTGATAAGGGCCGTTCCCGGCGGGATGATCTCGCCTTCGAGGTAGCGCCGCCGGAACTGCTCCGGGCACCTGCTGTACATTGAAATTTGGCTCCAGTGGAGCTGAGGCTTGGTCTCCGTTTCCATTTCCTCTCCTTTCAAAATTCGTACCCGCATTCCAGACACGTCTTCTCCGGCTCCTCCGCCGGGGACGGGCCGCTGTCGCTATCCCACTCGACGGGGCGGCCACCTTCGTACTTGATATCCTCGCTCTCGCAAGCGGGGCACCGTTCGGGGCCGTAGTCCATCAAACGCCCCCTCGCGACGTCCTCTTGTGCCCACAGGGCGCGCAGAGCGTCGCCTCTTCCCGGCATGGGTCGCCGCACTCGGAGCAGGTTCCGAGCTGATGCACAGCCACGGGGACGGCGTGCTTGCCGTGGGCGCGTTTCATATGGGCGGCAGCCTCCCTCTTCGCTGCTTGCGGGCCGGACGCTCGGAGGATCTGCTCCGGGAGAGGCTGAGACCGCATCCTCCCGGTGACGCGGAACCACTTGGCCTTTGGGCGGCGGGAAATTATCGGCAACATGTCTTTCTCCTTTCGTTGTTTGGATTCGTGTCCCATGTCCGTATTATCGTCTATCGCGGCGTATAACGCAATATAAAACCGTATAAAACTATACTTTTTTTCTCCACTCGATCCAGCGAATTCCCTCGGAATGGAGGATCGTTCCGTTTTTCTGGCGCCTGAGATGGCCCCGGCGGATGTGCCAGTAGACCGTTTCGCGGGAAACCTTGGCCGCCCTGGCCAGGGCCGCGACGGTGATAGTTGGGACAAGGAGAGTCATCTTTTACCTCTTCTGTTTCTCGACCCACGCAAGGAAGTCAAGAGTTTCGCTGTCCGAAAGCCATCGAGCCGTTTGAGGATCTCCCGCCCAAATCCTTCCGTCGTGTTCGACCACGGCACAGCGGCAGGAATACCGCTCCCGGATCAGATCAACAGTAGAGAAGGAGTTCGCCGTCTCCCACGATACCAGATCCAACACTTTTTCTTGAGGCGTCTTAATTTCGCTCATGTCTTGCTCCTTTCGGGCTTGCGCCCGGGTTGTTAGTTGGCGTCACAATCGCCGTGGCAGTAGGTTCCGCAGCGGGGGCAAGGGGAATTTTTCTTGGCGGGGGCGTCCTGCCCGAGGTCTCCGCCGTAAGTGAGGTTCCTCTCGTCGAGCTGGCTGTCAGAGTAGGATTCGGTCTCGTCACCGGCAAAGATGTCGTCGTAGTTAGGCTCTCTCATCGTCTCTCTCCTTGTGTTGTTTGTCTCGTAACTCATGTACATAATATAGCATCGTCTGACACAAGTGTCAACCTTAAAACAAAATAAAGTAAAAGTTTTTTAATGCCGAATTCGGGCAGTATGGGGCGTTTTGGGCATGTTTAGAAAAAACCCGGCCGAGGGAGCCGGGGAAGGAGGAGAGGAACCCGTCGCGGTCGGGAAAGCCGCGCCCTCGGCCGGTACGTTGTTATGGTGGTGCGTATTGATCGATAACCCGGAGGGTGTAGTCGTACCCCTCGGGTATGGGATGGTCGCCGGCCGCCGACGTAATAAAGAAGTGAAACCGGTACTCCCCCACCGTCGCCAGCGTCCCGCCCGGCCTGAATTGGACCGTGCCGTTTGCCGCGTCGGTGACAAACAGCTTCGGGGAGACGTCGTCCGTGGCATACTCGGTGACGACGGCCGTGGAGACGTGCTGAATGCGTAGGGTAACGCTTGTGACGGTGGTCAAGTCTTTTACCGTAACCCCATCTTCCTCAAGGAGCTGCCAGCGCTTGTAGTCCGACGTCCCCGCCCGGATATCTGCCGACCCATAAACTTTAACCATTGATTTAATCCAGAAATTTAGCCTGCCCTGAGCCGTCCAGAAACTTCGCCTGCCCGCCGACGCGGTCATCGAGGGCGCCGATAAACGCCCAGAGTGCCGCGATGATTTCGTCGGTGTCCGCCCACGAGGCGTGGGGCGAGCCAACGAGCGTAAGGAATTCCACGTAGAGCCCCGCCTCCCGCGCCTGCCGGGCGATCTCGATCCCTGATTCGTATGGCGACGGCGGGTTAAGGTCCAGCGTCCCGTGAGCGAGAAACAGGTTTCGGTGCGCGGTCCCCGTGAAGTAGTTGTAGCCCTTGTCCTCGACCAGCGTGCCGGCACCGAACCCGTCGCGGTCTATTGAGTCCGTTGGGTCTGGCAACGTCGTCCAGAGGGCAGCCAGCGCGTCCACGCGCCCTGTAGAAACAGGGATCTCAACCGCGTTATCCGGGGAGCCGATCATACCGAGCACCGAGATCAGGCCGCCCGTCGAGGAGCCGAGGGGGATAATGTGGGAGTAGGTGAGCCCGAAGTCGGTCGGGTCAATGCGGTCGCGGCCGTGTTTGATCGCCTCTCTCCCGGCATATGCCCGCGTTTTGATCCATGTAACGGGATTTTCCCCCTCATGAACAGCGCCGGTTTCCTGCGGATAATTGCAGTTCATGACGATAAAGCCGGAGTCGGCGAGCGCCCGGGCAAACGTGATAATGTCCGTTGCCGCCTTGTCGGTCGGTTGGCCGTGGAAGAAGATGACCAGCGGGCGCGCCGTGCTCATGTCGAGATCGGCGTCGTACATCAAGTCGAACGCGTGCATATAGTTCGCACTCATGCACCCGCCGCAGGCGGCCACGGGGGCCGCGTTGGCAGAAAGCCATGTGTGCGCCCCCCCGTCAGAGGTGGCGTCCGCCTCCCACGAGGGGTGGGCGTAGCTGAGATCGAGCGACTCCGTGCGCGCCATTACGGGAGCCTCACACAAGTCTTGGTAGTGAGCACCGAGCCGGTATAGGCGAACGTCCACTGGCGGGTCTCTTTGAGGCCCGTAACCTTGTTGTGAGCGAGAGCGTTGACGCGAGTGTCGTAGACGTACCACGTGCAGCCAGTGAGGAGATTGTCGGTGTAGGTGCGGTCATCCTCGACGGCGTTGACGAATCGGCCGGCCAGCTCTTTGATGTAATCGCCTGTCGCCGCCGACGGTTCGAGCTGTGTCCCGTCGAGAGAAAGGCGCCAGCGGATTCCCTGAATGTCGGCGTCTGTGAATTCTGCCATTTGCTTTTCCTTATGTCTTGTCCCGGATCTCTTTCAAGACCTGGAGCTGCTGTTCCATGTAAATACCCTGTCGCGCGTGAGCCTCGCCATTCTCTTTCCAGCCTTGCGAAACAACAGTTTCGTGACGGTCTTGGTCCCGCGCGAGGCTCTTGAATGATTGATGGCACCCATCCGGCATTTTCTGTCCGCTGTCCTCGCCCTTCTTTTTTGTTGCGAAGGAGAACGCCTCCTTGACAACAAACAATGCGACCCCCACGACAACGGCGACATCACCAACCGGTGAACCTGCGATCTGTGCGAGGTAGTCCATAAACTATGCAACCTTCGGAACCATGAAAGAGAATCCGTCCGGGTCAAAGAGTCCGCCAGCGAGGTCGCCACGGAAGAGAACGTCGACGTATGCTGTGTTTTTCGCAAGGATGTGGGACGACACCCGCTCGTTTCCGGTCTCCTCCGGTGTCACAAAAACCGGCCACGTCGTCGCGCCAGCAATCGAAGCCGTGAACGCCACGCGGTACGTGCCTGCGCCCGTCCTCGTGATGCTTGCGACGTTGTGGTGATCGGTGAGGGTGATTGTGTACGTCGGCCCGACGCCGATCGTCGCGTAAGACAAGGCCTCATTGAGCCCCGCCGGCGTCAGCTCTCCATCCGCGTCGGTCGAGACGTTGAGGCGGGCAACCAGAGACGCGAGGTTTCCGCGGGCGGCGATGACCTCGGCCACGGAGTTGACCACGTTTTCCCACGAGGGCGTCATGAGCTGCCACCAGCCCTGATCGTCATCCCACCGGACCACGATAATCGAGTCTTGCTTGAGCGTGTCGGCGAGGGAGAGGGCGTCCCCATTCGGCCACTTGATCGGATAGTCACCGAGCGCGTCTGCGTTGAGGCTTGACGCCCCTGTGTTGCCGTGGGCTATCCGGATTGCGAAGGTCATGCCGTCAACGAGACTCGTGGCTCCGGTAGTGATAATGTAAGAGTCCGGCGCCCCGCTGTCGCCGTAGAGGGTGCCCGCCGCATAGAGCAGGATCGCCTCTTTGAGTTGCGTCATGTCGCCAGCTGGGCCGGTCGCTTCGGTCGATGGATTGAGGGAGATCCCGGCGCCAGTGACGGCGTTGATGATCTCCCAGATGCACATGTTGAGTTCCTGCGCCCGGATGTCGGTGGCGTCCACGCCCGCCCCGCCGTTGGTGTAGCTGTTTGAGCTGTGATCCGGTGCGTCGTTCAGGTGTGCCATTTTGTACTCCTACGGTGTCGAGGTAAAAACGACGCTCGTGTGCGCCGGTTTCAGCATGTTAAAAAGGCAGTAGAGAAAGGCGTCGCCGTATTCCACAATCTTGTCGCCACACTTCGCGAGGCCCGCCTCGGCCCACTGTTCGTTGTATTCCGTGCCGTCGACGGTCCACTCGTGGGCGCCCGTTTCCTCGATGGTGATGGCTGTATATCCAAGCTCTGCGGCGATCTTGAGGAAGTAGGCGATTGATTGCCCGCCGGGGTTGTTGTGCCGCTTGACGCAGAGGTAGAGCCGTCGCTCTGTCTCGTTGGCGAGGCTCGCCGAGCAGGTGTCCGGGAGGCCGTAGTCCGCCTCCCACTCAGGAAGCAGCTCGGATGTCGAGCGCGGGTCCAGCTCGCGCCAGAGGTCCGCCTTCCGCGTGTCGATCCGCACGAACTCCTCGGCAATACCCGCCATGAGCTTCCCAAGATTCGAGTCCGTGCGCCGCGTCCACGCCTTGCCGACGGGCAGGAGCGCCTGAAGAAGCGCGGTGAACTCTCTAGCGTTGTATATCTTTACGCCCATGTGATCGTTCCAAGCACGGGTATTTCGTAGGTTCCGCAAGTGATGTTTGCGGCGGGCGCCGTCATGACGTGCGACGTCTCGCCAAGGGTCGCGGAAAGCGCTTCGTCGAGTTCGGACAGATAGACCGTGCCGCCCGGTTCCCCGATGCGCCGGAAGAGAGCGCGGAGTTCCGCCTCCGCCTCTGTTTTGACGGTCGCGGTGTTCGGGGTAATCGAGATCGTGAAATCAACCGGGAGGATTTCGAGGTGGCCGACGGTGAGGTCAGCGCAGACGCCCCGGAGAACGTCGAGCGCGGCCTGCATGTCGTCGAGTGTGTCCTGGTCGGGGTGTACCGTCATGTCTTCCACGACGGCCGCGCCCTCGCGCTTGTCGAGGACCCGGACGTTTGTGATCTTGCCGACGAACGTGGAGTTGGCTTCAAGCTCGATCCGGCCTTCGTTGGTGTTGCTCGCGGTGATCTTCTCGGACACGTCGCCGTCGGCACTCACTGGCGTACCGGCGCTCCCTCCGAGCTTCGGGGTGATGGTTCCGCCGCCCCCGCCGTAGCCGGACACCGTGAACTCGAACGTGTAGTCTCGGCCATTCTTGACAACCTTGTCGCCGGAGAGATCCTCCGTGCCGTCCTGTAGCAAGTCGGACGCAGCCACTTGTGACCCATCGCAATCGGCCTCCCCGCTTGCGATGGTCCACCCTGTGCCCTTGTACCAGACGGCAACGGCGACGTCGTCGATCTTGCCGACGAATGCCGCGCTTGCCTCGAAGGCGAGTTTGCCCCGGTGCAGGTGGCCCATTTCGATGACGTCGAGATATGTGCCGTTTGCGACCCTTGGTGTCGTGCCAGCCGTGCCCCCAAGCTGTGGAGTCACCGAGCCAGCGGAATAGCTCGACACGGTATAGGTGACGACGTATTTCCGCGCCCGGTAGAGGTTGTCGATTGTCTGGTAGATCGTGGAGGTGTCCGGAGTCTGGGTTCCGTCGCAGTCCGCCTTGCCCGAGCTGATTGTCCAGCCGTCGCCCTTCGTCCATGTCGAGTCCGCCGCAAAATCCCCGTTGACGCAGAGGTCGTCTTCGGAGAATGCCCCGTTGCGGCACTGGTCTGCGTAGGCCGTTTTATCGTCCTTGACCACGCCGAGCGCCACGGTGCCGTCGCCGTCCCAGACGGGGAAGCAATATGCCCGCGTGATGTCCGTGGGAATCGAAAGCCCGGCCGCTGTCAGGAGAGCCGCGCCCTGAGAGGACAGGTATCCAAGCGCCCAATTCTGGTAGTCGGTATTCCGGCCGCCGTGGGCCGGCGACTGGAGGTGAGCGAGCGTCCGTGTGCGGAGTTCCTCCGCCGTCTCCTCATCGTCGCCGTCGGTGATATCGTCGATGACGGTGGCGGTCGAGTTGACGCCGGACGGGGCTGAGACGAACTGCAATTCGGTTCCCGCGTCGCAGTTGCCGTCATCGCCGCCGGTGACCGCCTCGACCCCGACCGTATTGGAGCCGGTCGCGCCGATCACGAGGCCGATGGTGTTGGTGGTCTGGTACTCTTCCCCGTCCGCCCTCTGGAGTTTCCTCCCTGCCGGGATTGAGCCCGCGGGGTCGCCGGTGACGGTGACCGTGCCGGTGGCCTGGACGGCCGCCGTGATAGTCTTCCCCCACTCACCGCACCGCTCATTCAGCAGGTCGCCGATGGCTGTAGAAACAAACGCCTGCCTGACGAGATCGGCAAGGGCGCCGTATTCGTGGTGCTGCGCCGCACCGATAGCCGCCGCGAGTCGAAACAGCACGCCGCCCGGGAGGTGGGCGTCGGCGCCGGAGAACTTCGTTTCAAGGTCCGTCTTGAGGCGCTCGATCAATTCGGCGCGGGTGGGTCGTATGAACGCCATTATATATCGCTCCAAGCGAATTCAAATTCAAATGTTTCTTCGACGTAGTCCGGCCGCGTAACTCGCACGGTGAGCTTCAGCATGTCGCCTGACGCCCGCTTCACGCGCTCCGGTGTGACTGAGATGTCCTTTGCCACCCCTGCCGTAACAAGGGGTCGAAGCGACTTCTCTGCGTAGTCCTTCGCAAGCATGAGGTTCGCATCCGTCGCCGCTGCTCGCTCAAGGAGCCAAAGCTTTGAGCCCCACGGGCCAAGGTAGGACTCCCCCCACCAGCCGCGGCGGTTGCCGTGGCGGTCGTCGCCGTCATCTGCGCGGAGGTCGGTGAACAGGGCGGTAATGATTGCGCCCTTGAGACCTCCGTCCGTGACGAGGTCAGGAGCCGTGAAGACGAGATCAATCTCGCCTGTGTTTTCGTCGATCTGGAATGCGAGGTCGCTCATTGAGAAAACACCTTTGAGCTGCCGCCCGTGATCGTCCCCGTGTAGGTCAGCACTTGCACCGGGTCGCCTACTCTCGCAACAGCAGCAGCGCCCCCGACGCCGCCAATAAAGACCGTGCCGCCCGCATCAACGAGGATGTTGTTCGCCGCCTTGACGGTAGTCCCGGTCCCGGCTTCGATCTTCGCCGAGCCGGTTGCCACTATTTCCGCGTCCCCGGTCGCCGTTATCTCCGCGTCACCCGTAACCGTCGCCGTGAGTTTCTTACAGTGAATCTCGATCTCCTGCCCGTCCTTGAAGTGGATTCGGTGTCCGCCCGCGAGCTGGTTGTCGACGGAGGCGAAGGCGAACTCGCCCTCAGCAAGCGGCTGGACCCGGTAGGATCGATCGTCGACCATGAAAATAACGCCGTTGTCCCGGTTGCCGTCGATCCAGATACCGAACGCCTCAGAGCCCGTAGGCGGGTGCGAATAGAACCCATATGGCTGCAACCGCTCGATGTCGTTGTGAAGCTCCCCGGCGAGCCCTGCGACCTGAAGCCGCTGTCGCCCGGTCGTGCCGGTGTCGTCGAACAGGCGCACAGGGCCCCGGATAATCGAGCCGTAGACGCGGCGCACCAGAGGGGCGATCATTCGCTTGAAGGAGCTATAGTCCACGGGCAAACTCCTCCCACGTCGTGTTACTGAGGTCCGCCGGCGCCTCTTCCGGCTTGGCCGGCGCGGTGATATCGAAAACGCCGTCGAGGCCGTTCTTGATCTCTCCCGCGTCCTCGACCAGCGTGTATGTTTCTGGCGGAGCCGTGGTCAGTTCCGTTTCAAAGCGCCCGTGCTGATCCATCGTCCGGGCGACACGAGAGATAAGCGCCTCCACGCGGTTCATACCGATCCACGGGTCAACGATCGTCACCAGCCGATTGAGCGGCCAGATTGCGCCGTCGGACATCGTCCAACCTGGGACCGTGTGGGCGACTTGCCTGGAGCGTCCGGCCCGGGTTGCTGCCTCCCACTTGGCTTGAGCTTCGAACGCGCCGGAGTCACCGGAGCCTGCCGACATGGCGACATGCGGCCGATTGCGTTTGACGGCCCGGTCCCACGCGACGCCGAACGGCTGGGTATAGTCCTCGGTGGTGACGAGGGAGCTGTTCTCCCCGGAGCCGATGACGTAGTTGTGTCGGTAGCGGTCGACGTCCGAGGCGCGAGCCTGACACCGGACGACGTTGACGCCCTGTCTGATTGTGTCGGTCGCCCGGAGCGTCCCTGCCCGGTCGAGGTAGAGGCCGTCTCCGCCGGAGTAGGCGAGGAGCGCCCGCTGTGCACAGAGCCGGGATATCGCCTCCGAAACACTCTCTCCGATCTGCACGCGGAACGTCTTGATCGGATCGCCGGTGTCAACCTCGGTGTGGATCTCGATCGGCTTACCGGCCGGCCCGAACGGGGCCACGAGCCCGGCGACGATTGTCTCAATCGGCGAGTCTGCCCACTCGTTGACGCCGGTAAACTCCGTGGAGCCGATCCCGGCGGCGCAGTCGACCAGGTCGCCCAGGGCGTCGCGCCCGACGATGGTCAGGAGCCGCTCCCCTTCGCCGTACTTGACGGCAACAAGGTCGACCCATCCTTCTATCAACACGACCTCGGCGGCCGCCGGTCGGTCGGTATCGGTAAAGGAGATTTCGAAGTAGTCCCCGGTGGCGGCGATCGTGGCCCCGTCAACGGGCGGCGCAAGCGTCACCTTGAATATCCCGGCGAGCTGCTCGACGGAATGCTCGACGTGGAGCGTCTTGAATCCGCTGTACTTGTTTCCGTTGACCTTCAGGACGGGCTTAATCATGCGGACAGCACCTCCAGCGGGGCCGCCGTCGGCAGAAAGCCCGGGTGGTGCGCGGTCGGATTGCGGTCGACGATCTCCTGATCCCGGTCGGGGTCGCCATACAAGTCGTAGGCGAGAACCACGGCGGGGACAACGACATAGGGAAGCTGATGATCGACCACGCGCGCGAGGTTCTGTCTCTTATACACATCTCCGAGCCC